ATTTATTTTATAATGATTCATTAAAATATACATGTCTAAATTTATTCATATATTCATCTTTTAATATATGTGTTTTTAAATAATGTGTTGTTAATTTATCTTCTAACATATGAACAATAAAAAATAAAGAATAAACTCCACATTCAGTATTTCCATATTGATGTTCAACACCTTCATTACTATCATATTTAAATACTATTTTTGGATTTAATTTTAATCCTTGTTCTTTAATACGATCTACAAAAACTTTTATTTCTTTTGGTGGTTTATCACCAGTACTGTCAAAAAAGAAAATTTGTTTTTTTTTAATATTAATAAACATGGATATCCAATGCTGTCCTGGTTTATTATGAGGATCTGTATTAAATATAATACCAATTTTTGTTTTTCCTTTTTTTATTTGCTCTTTTAAACTAAAATTACATAATTCATCCCATACACATTCGCCATACAATTTTTTAGTATCAAAATCAATTGGAGTTGGTCCAATAAAATCAAAACATTTATACGCTTTTTCATATTGTTGCATAACATTCATAATATCTATACTAGACAACCATTCATTTGGATTTTTTTTCCATTCTGGAGGTGTTTCTGGTGCAAATGAATCTTTTATATTATTATCTATAACCCCAAATGCAACTTTTTGCTTTAACCAACAAGATTCTTTATTACACACTTTGTTTAATTTTTCACTTAATAATTTATGTATTTCCTTTGGTGATGACGCATTTATTTTTACATCTGGATGTCTTGCGTTCCAAAGATCTCTTAATTTAAATAATGACTGATTTGTATAACATGAAAAATCATTTATTTCATTTTTTGGTTTAGGACTGCAATTTAATTTATGCATTTTTTGTGTTTTTTTATTTTTTCCTCCTTTTTTTTTATTTAATGTTTTCTTTTTTGTATTTGATTTTGTTTTTGTTTTTGTATTTGTATATTTATTTGTATTTGTTTTTGTTTTTGTATTTGTATTTGTATATTTATTTGTATATTTATTTTGTTTTGTTATTTTTCTCATATAAACTAATAATATTTTTCTTTTTATTCATTTTTTAATTATTTTATGAACCTGTTTTTTATTATAAAATAAACATAAATTAAAACTAATACGCATAATATTAAAAAAATGCATGATAACCAATAAAAAAATATATATCCATATTCAAATGTTTCATGCAATTTAAAAAAAGAAAATAAAATGTCTCTTAATTCACTAAATATAAAAACATAAAACCATTCTTTTCTGTTTTCTGTTTGTGGAAATAATTGATAACATAATGGTTCATAAAACATGTATTGTTTTAAATTAAAATTCATATAAACATCCCAATCAGAAATGATGGATTGTTTTGTGTTTAAAATCTTTTCTCTCATTTTTTCTGTATAAATACACGCATGTGTCCCCATTTTTAATAATACATTTCTATTATATGAAATAGATGGTATTTGAAGAAATGGTACACACCCCAATATATAGACATATTCTTCATCTTTGTTTTGAATAAAATTGCATATTTCATTTGTATTTTCTATATTTAAAATTTTTTCATCAAATATAAAATCATCTTCTAATATTAAAATATTTTTATAATTTTGTGATTTTGCATCTTTAAATATATTTATATAAGTATCAATTAAATCATATGATGGTGTGTTTTTATATAATTTTTTATTACAATTTTTATATCCTTTATTGAAAAAAATGTATATTTTTTTTGTTGGTTGAAATTGATTTAATTGATTGTAAATGTTTTGCAATCTACCATTGCCTTCTAAATGAATAATGTATGTTGCATCTACACAATTATCTAAAAATCCTTTTTCATAAACCATTTCTTTTTTTGAATAAGCGTTCATTATAAAAATATATATAAAAATTTATATAATAATAATACAAGTTTATCTTTTTATTTTTTATTTTTTATTTTTTTTTAACATGTTTGTTTAGTCATGTCACGAACTTGAACTCTTGTTGAATTCATAAACATACTTGTTCCTACTACTTTTGCATCAGGATTTGGATTAAAATCTGGAAATTTTTCATTTTGAAATAATAAATCATGTGGTTGGTGATTTGTTTTTGTTTGAAAATGATAAGTATATAAATCACTATTACTATTTGGAACATATACTGCTTGACTGCATTTTTGTAATGCATATATTTGATTTCTTAATTCAGATTCTTTATTAATATTTGATGCGAAACCAGACCAAGGCGATACAGTATTTCCTGGATTAAATACTTTATGAGTGTTATATACAGGCATTTGTTGTAATTTAACAGTTGTTGGTTTTCTTGGGTCTACTATTGGAAAACGAGAATATTTTGTCATTACTGGACGGACATCAATATATGGTTGCAACATTTGTGATGGAATATTTCTATCATAAAGTTTAATATTCATTTGTTCATGTTTTTTTGCAATAGTTTCTTGACAATTTGCTTGTGAAACATTTGAGGTATTATTAATTGTTGTATTCATTTGTGTATTCATTTGTATATTATATTGTTTTATTATTTTATTATTTTATTATTTTATTATTTTATTAAAATATTATTTTACTAAAATAAAATATCTTCACTATTGACAATTTGATTAAACATATTATTAAATTATATAAAGAATTTGTATTATATAATAATAATGTGTGGTATATTTACATTATTAAATGATTATGAGACTTTTGATAAATCAATCATTCAACATGAATTTAATAAAGGACAAAATCGTGGACCAGAATTTTCTAAATTAGATTATTCTTATTTAAAAATGGTATTAGGTTTTCATAGGTTAGCAATTAATGGTTTAAACAATGAATCAAATCAACCACTCGTTATTGATAATGTTGTTTTAATATGCAATGGAGAGATTTATAATTATAAAGAACTTTACAATATCATGAAAGTTACTCCAAAAACAGATTCTGATTGTGAAGTAATTATACATTTATATATTAAATATGGTATGGAACAAACACTTATTATGTTAGATGGAGTTTTTTCATTTGTTTTATTTGATAATCGTATTACAAATGATTTAAATAATCAATTATATATTGCAAGAGATCCTTATGGTGTAAGACCATTGTATCAAATAAAAAGAAAATCATTAAAAGAAAATAATATTATGACAACAGGTATGGACAATTTTAATTTATATGGTTTTGCATCAGAATTAAAATGTTTGGAACACTTTTATAACAATAATTCAGAGCAATATACTATAACACAATTTACTCCAGGAACTTATAGTATTTTTAATTTATCATCTATGGTATCATCTGTTTGGGAACATGTAGAATTAAATAAACCATATTTTACGCCAAATTTTTCTTATACAATTTTTGCTGATTGTTATGAACCATTTTATAATTTTATTAAAGAATCAAAATTAAACATTGAATTAGATAATCATAAAAAAATGCAACAAGAAATTACATTAGAAACTCTTCATGATATTATTTCATTATCTTTACGAATTGCTGTTCATAAAAGATGTTTGACAACAGAAAGACCAATTGCTTGTTTATTATCTGGAGGTCTTGATAGTAGTTTAATCGCTGCTTTAGTTACAGAATATTATAAAGAACCTAATAAAGAACTAGAAACATACAGTATTGGATTAAAAGATTCTGAAGATTTAAAGTACGCTAAAATTGTAGCGGAATGGATTGGTAGTAAACATACTGAAATTATTGTAACAGAAAAAGAAATGTTTGACGCTATTCCAGAAGTAATATACGCTATTGAAAGTTATGATACAACTACCATTCGCGCAAGTATTGGTAATTATTTACTAGGAAAATATATTTCTAAAAATAGCGATGCAAAAGTTATTTTTAATGGAGATGGTTCTGATGAATTATTTGGCGGTTATCTTTATATGAATCAATGTCCTGATGATATTGAATTTGATAAAGAATCAAGAAGGTTATTAAAAGATATTCATTTATTTGATGTATTGAGATCAGACAAATCAATATCTACGAATGGATTAGAACCAAGAACACCTTTTTTAGATAAAAATTTTGTCAATTGCATATTATCTA